AATTTTGGAATCACAGCTTCCAACGATCTTTCATTTCATGCGGCTTGTAGTCGTCTCCGAATAAAGCGTAGACGAGACAACCGATCATCAACGCACCGAAGCCAAGTGCTGAGATTACGAAGATGTATTTGTCCATTTTATTTCTCCCGTTCAGCGCTAGTCTCAGTCACCCGCCCGTATCCGTCACACACGTCACACCGTTTTACTACTTCCACCGATCCATCTGTGGCTTTATAGAATGGTAGGATTGATCCATCGGACATAATGACGATTGATCCAGACCCCTCGCACTTTTTGCATTCAGGCATCTCATTAGACCAATTCCCGCGCCCGCTTGGCGGCGTCACCATAGGTGTGTGGGCTAGGCAGTGTTACTAGCTGTTCCCACTTTGAGATATAACGCATCTGCGTATAGTCCTCTCCGCGTTCCGCAAAGAATTGCTGGATTGGACAATTGAACCGCTCCATCCAGTTGTAGCCTAGGTCGGCCCGGTTGGCGTTCGAGAAAGTTAGCGAAGGCTTTTGTATTAAGCATTTTTAGGTTCTCCTGTTTAGGTGTAGTTCCACGTGGAAGATCAGCCATGTTCGCGCCATCGTTCGCGTTGCTTCGCGGGCGTTAGCAACTGACGACCGGCCGCAGTCAAGAATATGCTCGGCCCGACTGTGTCGATCAGCATTGGATCGTGAAAGATCAGGTCGGTAAGTTGTTCGCGCATCCAATCGGACATAGTTTCGTCAAGCGCGATTTTATTGTCGCCAATGTCCCGTAGGAGTCCTAATTGCTGTTGCGTGAGTTGCTGCATTATCTGTCCTTCTCGGGCGAACGCGGCGGTCCAATTATTGTGTTTAGCCTCGGATCATCTTTTGGCACGTACCCTATTTCGTCGCGGTGTTTATCAATATCATTAACGCTTCTGCCGTGATAGATGAGGCCGCCGTAGCGTTTTGCCATCTTGGCTAGCGCGGCTCTTGCTGCCTTACCCGGCATTGGCCTGTTGTATTCGCTTCCCTTGGCGCGGCTAAAGTCATCGGCAAATTTGCCGCATGGTCGGTCAAATAGGAACGCCACGGCATGATAGGAATCCTCCCGCGCATACATGACGAGTGCGTCCATCGCGATACCGAGAGCCTTCCTGTATTTTTCCAACTCAGTCATCGTTGTTCCGGCGTTTATCGGGCGTGTGTTCAATCATTACTTCCGGTAATCAGAACAACTTTAGTTCCCCGCACACCCTTGGCAGCGAGGTCATGAGGTCCGTAGTACCATTCGGAATTCACGTTAAATAATACCTCGATAGTTCTTGGTTTCCCGCAGTCGTGATAGCCGCCCTCGTAGCCATTAGTCACCACCTGCGTATCGGACGGCAGTTCACTTAATTCTTGCATTAGGTCTGCGACAGTCTTTGCGGTCATCATTCCCCCCGGCGTTTATCTGGAGCGATGTCCGTTGCCCACGGCCCCGTGGTGGTGACGTCGCGTTGTTTATCGGGCGTTAGCGTCGCCAATGCTTTCAGCGCCCGAGCCGCCGCCTCGATCTGCTCTTGTGTCGGTTCCTGAGTTGTTTGTAGCTTCTTCTCGGGCGTTAGCGCCGCAGCGGCTTTCTCGTCTCCGTTGATGTCGGTCATGTGCTCAAAGGTTGCCCGAGCCGCCGCATCGATTTGTTCTGGTGTTGGTTCCGGCATTATCTAGTCCTTCTTCTCGGGCGGTACTGCCGCAACTCCGCAATCGTATGCGAGGCGGTACACCTTCTGCGCCACTTGCTCGACGTACCGCTTTAGCGCCCGCTCCTGTCTTTCCGTCAGGGTGCGGAGTAGCGGGGGCGGCTTGCCCCACACGTCGAATATGTCCGCCTTACTTGCTCGCGGCATTATCTAGTCCCTATAGCGCATAAGCACGATTGCTGAATTTACGAACAGCAGAACGCACATCGAGATAAACAGCCATGTTGGCACTTCGATCATTATCTAGTCCTTCTTCTCGGGCGTATACGCCGCATCCTTGGCGTACTCGTTCATGCGCTTGATGTCGTCGGTTGATACTTCGGCGTAGCTGGTGTCGGTCGGTTGCTGCTCGGGCGTGCGCGGCGGCCCGATTATTGTGTTTAGCCTCGGATCATCTTTTGGCACGTACCCCAATTCATCCCTGCGTTTGTCGGCTGGCGTTAGCAACGCAGATATTTTCCAGCCATATTTTTTCAGTTCATCACGAAGCTCGCCGGCTGAATTGTCCTCGGCGCAGTCACCATACTTTTCGTGTAGAAAAATCTCCACGATGGCCCAAGGATTGCGCCTTAGATAGTTTTCCTTTCTCGTCATTATCTGTCCTTCTCGGGCGTTAAGGCGCGTGGATGCAGAACTTCGTCTATGACTCGCCACACTGGTTTCTTCCCGATGCCGCCGCATTGCGAACACGGCATTTTGTTTCCGTATGGATCATGCATCAATGAACCGAAGCCATCGCAGTGCGGACAGATAACGTCTTGCCTTTCGAGTTCCGGCATTATCTAGTCCTGAACGCCGCGATCATTTGCAAAAACCCGGCCATCGTCTTTCCTTTTTGTGCCATGCATAAGCCGCCAAGATTGCAGCCCGCGCCTCGCCTCTAAACGTCTCCCAATAGATGCAGCGCCTTGCACCGTTCGGCAGTTTGTCGCAACAAGAGCAGGCCAAAAGCTGCGTATCTGGATCGTGATATATTGATCGACCAGCGGCCTCGCATAATGCTTTTGCTACTTGATCGACCATCGCGTTCTTAACCCGTGGTTCCTAGTCCTGAACGTCTAGTGCGCTATCTATCGCCTCTAATAAAGAGGCGGAGTGTCTGACTGTTTCGCTGTCCTCGTCGTTGCCGGCATCGGCCACATATTGCCGCGCCTCACGCAATAGATGTGCAAGTCTCTTTTCCATGGGAACCTCGTCTAAATAGTCTGCGTATGCGCTCATCGCGTTCTTAACCCGTGGGTTTTTAGTCCGTAAGGCTTTGCTTTGCTCTATGTTCATCTTTTCAAGTTCTTCAATAAGAAGCTTGAGAACCCTGCGTTCATCAAACTCTTCGTTAAAACGATATTCACAATTTTTGTAGTGAGTGATCGGAGCTGTATTGATCGGAGACGTGATCGGTGCCCAGTGCGATGGATAGATTGTGCCCTCGTGGACCATGCTCCAAAATCCGTCGTTGTGCGACCAGCCCATATCAATAAAGAACATGTGCTTGTCCACGAAAGGATCGCTCTCAGTGCCGAGAAGAATGATCGTGTCCTTCGGTGCCGTTGCTATCGGATGCCAGTCTGTCATCCCTCTATCTCAATTGGTTTAGACTTTATGTACCACCGCATGTCGAGGCCAGCCGTCTCCACCACTTCGTATAGCGACGGCGTTAGGATTATAGCACAGTAACGGCGTCTGAATAGCTTCAAGGTTGCCATGCGACCTCCACCGGTCTCTCGCGCGGAAGAGGAACGGCGACACGCACACGAGCGACGCCAGCGTGTACCATGCCGAGTGCACGCGCCGCTCCCACCGTCAAGTCGAGGTCTCGTCCACGGATAAAAGGACCTCTGTCGTTGACCACGACGGCCAAACATTTCCGGCCGAAACAAACATTCAGGATTGTTCCGAAAGGCAACGTCTTGTGCGCTGCTGCGTGAGCTTTCGGATCGCACCTGCGACCTTGGGCCGTTAACGTTCCTCCTTCTCCCGGAGCGTTAGAGCAAAAGTAAAGACTAGCAATCATGAACGAAGTGAGTATCATTTATCTTCCCCTTTGTTGCACCTGTTGTACTCTCTCATGATGTCTATTGGAGCGGTCTCCTGAACTGTTATTGTACTCATGACCGTCTCTCCAGTATCAATCTTCTGTAGCTCGTATCTATAAAGAAGCGGGTCTTTTTGGTGGACGTATTTCATTATGACATAGTTCAAGTTTATCCTATTCCCCTTTCCAATTTAAACCTTTGAAGTGGCGTCAGCCTTCCGTGTACAGGATACTGGCGCGGTGCCTCGACGAAGTCGCATCTCTTTGGAAGCCAGTATCCTTTAAACTTATCTGGATGCAAACCTTTGAACGCTCCACAGCTCGCGCAGTACTGGCGCTTGATGCAGTTCTTCGTATGAAGACGATGCGTCTTCTTCGTTCTGGTCGGTGTTCCGCACCAAGCGCATCTCATGGTTTGTGACCCTGAGTCATCTTGTCTCGCACGTATTGAAGAACGATGCCGATGTCGCCATCAGCGAAGAGAAGTTTCTTTGCAAATCCCATCTCAAAATTGTTGTCCTCGTAGACTATGAAACCTCCGTCTTGAATTTTCATTATCGTCAGAGCGGCGAATTGTTGTTTCTGCCACCACTCACCTTCTGATATTGGTGCTGTCGCCATTTGTTTTCTCCATCCTAGTATGTTCATATTGGTTTCACCAGTTCACCTTTGTATCCCTTAGCTCGCAGGTTCTTTTCTATCTCGTCGAAGATATGCCACGAGAAGACGATTGCGGCTTCTGGCTGCTCGTCGATTAGTCGCTGCTCGTCGACAACAGGGATGCGTGTACCCGGCATGTAGCGTCCTATCTTCAGTGAGCCGGTTCGTTCGACCACATAGTCAATCTGGTCGATGTCTAGCCGGCAATAATTGATGACGACGCTCGCACGGCTTGGTGCTCCTACGCCGACCACGCGCCCTAGTCCCTTAAGTTGCTGGACTGTGAAGACGAGGTCGCGGCGTGAGCGAAGAACTTGCTCCTTGAAGATGTAATAGGCGTGGCCTTCGTCTATGGCACACTTCTCGCTCTCGGTAAAATCATAAACTTCGCTAGCATTGAGGCCGCTCTTCATAGAAGCATAGACGCGAATGGAACCGCCGTGCGTCGGTATTTTTTTGACGGCGTCGATCAGAAATCCATGTCGGTCGAACAAATTCTGAAGGCTCGTCACCGAGTAGTATCGCAAGTGCTCGTGATAGATCGTGTCATACTGACAACTATCAAGCAGCCCCATCAGATAGTGACTCTCTGACAGGAACGTTCCACCCGGCTTGAGCAGCATCTTAATTGACTCAACAATCTCATTCGGTTCAGGCATGTGTGCAAAGCAATTACAGCAGGTTATCAAGCTGGCTTTCTGCATAATGCGGCTAGCCGTTATTTTGTTAAAAAATCTTTTAAGAGTTGGGATGCCTTTTTTGATTGCAACGTCGGCAACGTCTGTTGGCTCGATGCCGATAACCTTCATACCTCGTTCTTTATACTTCGATAGCAGCGTGCCGTCATTTGATCCGATGTCAATCACGAGGTCTCCGGGTTGAAGATCGAGAAGCTTGATGGCCTCGTCAGCTTGCTGCGCGAAGTTGTCGACTAGCAATCTTGTCGATCCGGATGTGTACGGATAGTGTGGAGGAAAGGTCCACTCTTGTCCGGGAATGAACCCCAATTGGACAAGCTCGCATCTTGGACAACACATAAGGTCTGTCGGCATCCACACTGAGCCGTGCGGTTCGTGGTCGACAGGGACCATCCAATTGACGGGCGGCATGTAGCCGAGAGAGATTATTCGCTCCAGCTTCTCGTTGTCGCAGACTTGGCATTTCATGGCCGTAACCTTTCAAACTCTTCGCCGTTCTGGGCGCAATAAGAAGCGTAGGCTGACATCGTCATGACCTTGAACTGAAAAGTGAAGGTCATCAGAAACATTATCAGGAACATAAGCGCCGCACCGAAGAGGAAGCCAAAGGTGACGAGCTTAAACGTTCCGTGTTTCGTCGGCCATTCCCACTGTTCTCTCAGTCTGGCGTTTTGCTTATCGACGCGAGCGCGGAGGGCCAAGATTTCATTCTTGGCTTTGATGAGATATTCGTACTGCTCTAGTGGGTCAATGCACCCTTCCATTGCCAAGTCGTAAGAACCTTGCAGCGTATCAACGATGTCTCTTTTGTCGTCGCCCATGTCGATCATTTATCCCTCCTATTTGCAAATCATTCTCATCCAGCACATCGGTAGTCCCATCGTCAGACCTCCGATCAAGAGCGTAGCCGCGAAGAAGAGAAGACCCATTGTCAGTTTGTTTGGCATTAGGGGCCTCTGAAGTAAAGATAGAGGAAGCGCCAGAAGCCGACCTTCCCGAGTTTGCGGCACCAGTCGCAGCGACGAGCGAACGTTGAATTGCAGAACTGACATTTTTCAGTCATGACTTGTCCTTTAGGGCGCGGATGGCCGAGGCAATCTCTAGACATTCCTGCCACAGTGCATTTTCTTGATTATTGTGTTGGTGGTCATAGCGTGCCGCTCTCGTTTCCGCCACCTGTGCGCAGCGTTCGATGGCGGCGTGAGCCATTAGAATGTAACGCTGCACTTGGGCCTCATGCCGTTCTTTATCCTTTACTACGTGACCGTCAATTATGTCTGCCCACTTGGCAAAGTCATTGTCATGCCCGTTGGCGATCTTCCTAAATGTGTCGCGCAAGGTTGCGAGTTCTTCTTGTGTTGGTGGTGTCACAGATCCCTCCTGTATCCCGCTGCGTATCGTGCTGGATTGCTTAAAGCCCATAGCTTGTCTTTCAGTAGACCGTTTTCCTTTTCCAACTCGGCAATGCGAGCGCGGAGCGGTCCTTGCATAACTCGCTCAATATACTCAAGTTGGAATTCGTTAAAATATAGTTGTGTCATGGGCGAATGATCGCGCTTATAATTCTCGATTAGCTTTTGTGTTTCTTTGGTTGTCATGGGGCTAGCCTTTCACATAGTTTCTTCCATGCCTTCCACGTTGGCTCGTGCCGCTGCATCGCAAGCGACGGCCCATCTTTCATGCTGGTGGCTTTGCTGAATTCTGTTATCGCTGCCTCCAACTCGGCAATGAGGGCCTCTAGCTCAATGATGCGGTCCCGATACAGCGGACCCATCAGTGACCAGTCAGTTGCATCGTCATGTGTCGGTGTCATGGAGCTAGCCTCTCCGTTCCGATGTTTGCTCCATTCATGTTTCCGCGCGTCAGTCACGTGACCGTATCCATCGCATTCGTCACAGCGTTTTTCCTCCCCGACATTTTCCGGCGCTCTATAAAATGGCAGGATTGACCCGTCTGACATAATGACGACAGAACCGGCTCCTTCGCATTTTTTGCACTCGGGCATCTGAGCCTCCAACTCGGCAATGCGCTTTTCTGCGGCGACGAGCTTGAACATTGTTTCTTCGCCCATGACCTGTAACTCGGCAATGCGGGCGCGAACATCATTCGCCATTAGCTTGCATACTCCACAACCATCTGGGCACGCAGCGATGTGTTCTAGTTTTTCCATAGCTGTTAATGGTGTCAGTGCCATTGGTCTAACCTCCGAGAAAGATTGCACCGGGTATCACCAGCAGCAGCCAAAATCCGTTGTCTGTGTAGAATGCCATGCCGAGACCGACCACGACGCAGATTGCGCAGGTGATCAGCAGCGGCGGAACCCACCATGCGTCTTCCTCTTTCGGTGTCATGGGCATTGCGCCTTTGTTCGCGCATAGTATCCGCCGCCGCAATTATATTTACCTTGCGCGACTGGACTAGCCCACGGGCATTGCGCCTTTGTCGGCGCATACCATCCTTCGCCACAGTCAAAACGATTTCGATCATCCCTCGGATTGCTGCTGCAACCGCTAAACATAAGGAAGAGAAAGACTATCACGGTCGCTGTAGAGACGACGGCGCAGAAGGCGACGAGGCCACCGCCACCAATTTCCATAGGCTCGCTTGGTTGAGGGTCTGGTATCATGTTGCGTTCCTGTGACTGACTTCCTTGAGTATCTCCTTCAACAAGTCGCGAATTTCTTCTAGGAGTTCTTGATTGGTTTGTTTCTGATTTGCGCGCATGTACAAGTCGGATGGTCTGCTATCGCGTGTCTGTGTCATATCTTCTTCTTTCTAGCCGCCACAACATCTGGGTTTAACTTCGAGTTGTACTCGTCGTATCCGTAGTTATTGGACGCATCATACTTCTGGCTGTTGATGCGAGGGTCCTTGCCGGTTGCGAATGCAATGCCAACTTCCTTGACAGTTTCTGCCCACGCTACTATGCCAACTTCCAACAATCGTAAGATCATGGCTTGTCCTCCTTCTTTATTAAAGCGAGCGCGTTCTGCGCTGCCTTGGTGATAATCTTAACGCTGTCGACGCAGACCGATGAAGCCTGCATGGTTATCTTACTTAGCTCTAGTTGTCTGTCTCCGGTTTCTCTTAACAGATGCGCCATGTAAAGCTGCATCAGCAAGAGACCGATGATCGTAAGACGTTCGGCGCTCATGCTGCTGTCCTCGGACATTTGCACGGCCAGTAATGACAGACGGGACAGTTAGCGGTGTTAAATTGATTTTTTATAGATGCAACCTTGTCTCTGACACCTTGGTCACGCTTCCAAGCCGCCTCACACAGGTCTGTGACTGCGCGACCAAGCGGAGTGCAACCTGCTTTGCGCGCACCAATTGCACCCTCGATTGCAACGACCAAGTCCCAGAGCGCTTGGCCGGTGAATTCGGTGTCGGCCAATTTCATCGACCTATCTCCGTTCCGATCACTAGATATATGTCGAAGTCTCTCAGCTTGAGGTTGCCAGTCGCGTTCTCCATGACCCACGTCTTGGCCTCGTTGCTCGTCTTGAAAGGTCCATAGCACCACTCACTCTTAAGAGTCACTACCCACATCATGGCCTCCATCCCGGTTGGATCAGCATCCTAACAATCGAGTAGACCGCGCTGGCGGCGCACATGGCAAGCACAGCATAAAATATATGATAGAGGTGAATGACCATGAACCTTTTCCATTTCATCTCGGGTTCTCCTGATACCATTTCATAGTTCGCTGCAATCCTTCTCGCAGCGATACCTTCGGCAAGAAGCCTAGCTTTCTAATCTTCGTTATGTCCGGGCAGCGGCGAACGGTCCCGCCGTCAAACATGTGGGAGGACGAGTTAAATTGTAAGTTGTGATCGGACAGAAGCATAATTTTATGAGCTAGATAATCTATTCTTATTTCATCATCATTGCCAAGGTTGTAGATATTTTTGTGTTCGCCTTTCTCTCGCAGCAGCATCAATCCATCGACAGCATCGTCGATATAACAGAAGGCTCGCGTCTCGTTTCCAGCATGGAAGTTATCTGAGTTGCGCATGAGCCGGGGAATGATGTGCTCCTCTCCGGCATCAGGTCCATAGATGTTATGTGGACGGACGATGATAAGATTGTCGAAGTGTTTGGCGTTGTGGATGGCTACCATCTCTGACGCGATCTTCTGCACTGCGTAAGAGTAGCGCGGATTGAAAGGATCAGGGACAGAGTAAGGCACCGTCTCGTCGGTTGGTATCTTCGGCGGAGTTTGGTAGACCTCTGACGACGAGATGACCATGAGTTTTTTAACGCGATGGTCTATGCAGGAAGTAACTACATTACATATGCCGCGCAGTCCAACGTCGAGGACTTCAGCAGGTTTTTCATAAAAGTTCTTTGTGCCGTTGACAGAGGCCATGTGGATAACCTCGTCCATTCCAAGGACTACTGATCTAACCTCGTGGTCTACTCTGACGTCGCCTATCATGCGTCTGTCTAGAATGACGGCATCCTGCACTCTGCAATAATTTCCCCTCGACGCATTGTCTAGAACGAATACATCCTCACCAGCCGCAACTAGTCGCTTGACGAGCGCTGCTCCGATAAAGCCGCAACCACCTGTGACGAGGACCCTCGACATCACTCCTTCTCCTTGGTCAGTCTGTCGACAATCTGGTTGACCGTCTCGCGGACGCAGAAGCCGTGAATCTGCGTCTCGATATAAGCGTTGGCTACATACGAGAACATGGTGGTGTTCTCACATCTTCCTTTAATGCCCGTCACTGAAATGATTTGCGAAGTTACTAGCCAGACTGGATCGCCGTTTGATCCGGTCAGCTGGATGAAGGTCAAGGTTGCGATAAGGAGATTTTTCATTTGCCTTTACTCTTGAAGAAGTCTGCCAATATTTTTTCAAATGCTTTGCTGCAATCAAAACACAAGTCGTATTTCCCAGCATCAGGCCAAAAGGATGAATGTGGGAATATTGCCCATCCTGACCACTTCTTAGTAAGTTCTTTTCCACAGGCGTCGCAGAAGTTCTTCGTGCTCATTTTATCTCCTCCTCGATGCGCATGGCGTCGATGTACGTCGTGCCGTCGACTATCATCGTGTGGACATGAATGGTGCCTGTGGTCTTGAACCATCCTCCGTCGCACTGCTCCCAGCAGCCAGAGGCTAACTCTATTCCGTCATAGACTGCGGACTGTTTTTGTTGTTGTTGTTGTTGTTTACGTCCTTCGTCTAGCCAGACAGAAATGAAGAGAAGTCCGAGTAGAATAAATGCGCAAACAAGACCGAGAGTGACCCACATTAAATTTGGCATGCCCATTATTCTCTCCCAAGTATCTTTATGTGACTGTCGCCGTATTTGCCGAGAAACCTTATCTGAATTTGATGTTGCTCCAGACCGTATTCATTTATTCGCATGTGCTCGTTCGCGCAGTTCCAGCAGCAGAACACGCGGCGACGTTCGGGGAATTGCGGCGATAGCATCTCCGTGTGCATCGGTCCGCTCGACGCGTCCGCTCGTCCGCAGTGGTAGCACGTGGTCATGTCTTCTTCTCGGTTGTGAGCTGAAGTCCGAACAGCTCTATGCTTTTGAAATCTCCTTCGACGCGAAGGTCATCGAGAAATGTATGTTTATAATCCGGATCGACCTTAGCCCAGTAGCTAATCCAAGCTTCATCATTCCCTTTAACTTCTGGAAGGATCGACGCCTGAATCGTGCTTTGGTTATCATCGTCGATACAGTCGATGATAATTTTCTTAATCTTTCCGCCTGCGACGTGAATTTGATAATTATGCCAGAGGTTATCTAACGCAACAGTCTTCTCAGCGACGCTCTCCGCTACCGCAGCAGGAACGCTCGCTGCGACGAGCGCGGCGGTTAAGCCTTTGATGAAGTCGCGACGAGAGGTCATGCGTTCGTTCCTATCGCGATAAGTGATCCGCCGACCATTCCTAAACCTGTAGAAAATATCGGCGTGATATCGGACGGGAGAAACCAAGCTAGCGCCATGCCAGCGGTAATGACGAGAGCACCGCCGAATATCCAAACGAACCTATCTGCTGAGTCCATCATTGCGTCCTCTCTCCTTCGAACCTGGTGATGCGCAATTCCGGGTTGAACCTTATCTCAGGCTTGCCATCCTTCTTTCGAAAATAAATTCTCATCTCGCGCCACTCTTCGTCAGTCGCGCCAAGTGCCAGCTCTTTCATCTTCTCTAGGTTTAGAACCTCTTCAGGCTTTTTGATCATGGATCACCTATGGTCGATGTGGACAATTAAATGAAGCGCACTTCCAGTTTGGTATTGAGTAAATCCTGTCCCCACAAAATTCGCAAACACCCAAGGCTTCAAACTTGGTAGGTGGCAATACTGCTAGACCGTAAACCTTGGCTCTTTCTTTAGCTTCACGCTTTCTACGCTCTATGCCCTCACGTTCCGTTCTCTCGTATTGTTCGTCATAGTGTCCCATGTCGTTCACCAGCTATTTCGAAAGATGATTGACACGACGCTCTCTGGAAGCTTGGCAATTTCGACGACGTAATCAAGAGAGCCGTCGCCTTCTCTCTCTTGCACGATTTCACTTAAGTCAACTTCCAGAGCCTGCTCAGCGATGTATTCCGGATTATCATAGCCGTTGCAGTGCTCGCCAAAATAGTCGCTGACTTCTTTCGGTGGTTCTATGCCTGCTTGTTGGCAAGATTTAAGGACAGCAAAATATTTTTTGAATGCATCGTCTCTGGCCCGTTGGCCGATGACACTAGTGCTCATACTCATGTCGCCCTCCTTCGCCTCTTACGGCTTGATCATCATGACCCCAGTCTGGTCGATAGGCTTTAGCAGAGTGTTGTATGCTATTCCCTTCTTGTTAAAGTATTCCTGACACGCTTCACGACTTCCGCGCCAGTGGCCGTAGTCATCGACGATGAGAACTCCTCCCTTAACCAATCTCGGATAGAGGACCTGCAATTCAATCTTCGTCGATTCATACCAGTCGGTGTCGAGACGGAGCAGAGCGATCTTTTCCGGAACATTATTTTTTAAAGTCTCTTCAACTTTACCCTGAACCATGATGCACTTTGTCACGTCCCAAACTCCTTCAGCGCGAAGATTGCCTTGAACTTCTTCGACCGAAGCCGCAGCCCACTTATGTCCGTTTGCGGTTTTGGCGCGCCATGTTTCTATTGCTCGTCGTCCCTTGTCGTGGACTTTCACGTCGCGGTCCGTTGGCTCTGGCATACCGTCGAAGGTGTCGAACAGCCAGCAAACACGTGATGGACATATCCATCTGGCAAGAATGATATGGCCACCCTGCCACACCCCGCACTCGACGATGTCTCCCGGAAGTTGGCACTCGTCTATCCTCCTGCAAGCGTCGATCATGGCCTGAAGTCGTTTCCGGCTGGCTTTCGAATAGTGGCCGTACACCCGGTCGATCATTTCGCTGTCATTCATTTTTATGGGCGCGCTGGTTTGTTAGCCGGACCAGCGGGAACTGACGACGTCGGTTGCTCGTTCTTAAACTTGTAAATGGCCGGAACTTCCATGACCCGCTTGTTACTCAGCTTGGTTAGGCGAGATGAGTCGAACCAGTGGCCGTTCTCGATCTTGCCGTCCTTATCCAGCTTTTGGCTGCGAATGCAGTACTGAACGCAGCCGTAGAGGTCGAAGCATACGCTGTCGCAGACGCCCTCGTAGTTAGTGATGACGTCCCTGTATCGGTGGCCGAGAACTTCCAGATGCTTTTCCATTTTGTCGCTCCGTTGTTTAAAAACCTATTACCCGTATCTAGCTGCCCGTTCAGGATGCATTAAACGAAGTCTAGTAAGCAATTCATCTTCACCAACGCTGCATTCGTAAGGCGTAAAATTTATCTTTTTATCCGTGTCTTTATCTGGTGGTATCCCTGCGCTATGAACGTTTGCCGATCGCACGCGCTTTTTTAAAGCAACACCTAATTTGCTTGCACGATTTTGAATAGTAGGCCACATTCTTTTTATTAATCGTTCTAAGCCTCTTACAGAAATAACAAGCTCGCCCGACGCGTAACGTCTTATTATATCATCTTCCAGCTCAGTAAATTCCCTTATTGCCATTGGTCGGGTTTCCTACGCGAAACATCATAGTGAGTGTAGCAGTACGGTGTGCCTTCCAAGATTTTTCGACCGCAAAAATAAATATCTGTTTCACCAAAAGGCCAACGGCAATGGTTGTGTTCCAACTCAACCAGTGTTTTGCCATCATTACGAGACACGTCAATATTTTCAAGCGGCAATTGTTTGTAGTTAACAGACTGAATTTTAATTTTTCGGTTAAGCATCAATTGCTTTTTAGGTCTTTCTTTGCGTTCGCCATTAAGATGTGCCACTCTTCTTCCGCCACTGCTGTTTGTCATTGGCACATGCATTCGATGCAATTTTCCAATAATAGCGTTACGGCTTTTTGTTTCTATTACGGCTGACATTTCAGTTGCACTCAGACCATCCTTGTTAAGTGTTAACAACAATGATACTTCGTCTTCTGTCCAGTTCATCATGTTACTTCCCCTATTTAATTTTTAAAGTGTCGACCCATTGTATTGCAGGAATTTTAGAACAATGGGCCGACGTTTCTTTCTCAGAACGGATTTAGTCGATGGGTGCTGCACCTCCTATGGTGGTGACCTTTCTGCAGGACAGGTGGTTCCAGAAGGGTCAATGTCGCGAACCGGCGACTCCTGCAATTTCATGTTTTTTACGAATGGGATTGGTCTTGAGTTTACTTTACAAATTGGGCAGTAACGTGTAGCACCACCATAAGTCTTAAGATATTTTTCAAATTCTTTTGGTGTCTCTGGCCAAACGTGAGCGAGCTCTACCCTGCTGCCATTTAATATAGCGTACTTTGGTAACACACCGCCTGTGCCATTTTGATGACGACGGACTCGTTCTTTTAATTGTCTTTCGTCCCGCGCATAGCCGATATAATGTCGGCTATGTCTTAATGGTGGTTCTAGGTGTAGAAGATAAACAGCCACTGCCTTACGCTCCTGCGAACCGTTCTAAATTTTTATTTCTTTTTCGCATGTCATTAAGGAAGCGCATCGAGGCCATTGCTTTTACTGCCTCGAAATTTGGTTCGATTACTGAAGCAGGCCAGCGCGCACAAACTAGCGTCGTGGCGATGCGGATATCGTCCGCGTAAAGTGGGTTGACATTTTTGTTGTATAACGTTCTTGCCATCATGACGATATCTTCGTTTTGTATTTTATTGTTCAGCATGATTTTTCCCCTTTTGAAAATTGTTGCGTATGATTAAGAACGCATCGAGTTTTTTACTTCCCAGCATTGAATCATCAAATGGAGGCAATTTTAGGGCCTGTCTTAATTTGATAATTTGTTTGTCAATTAATTGTAAAACGAGCAAACGAATTTCTGGAGGAGCTTCGAGCCAAGGACCCGCATTTACAAAAGCAATTAATTTATTTTCCTGAGTAAGTTTGTAACGTTCTAAAAAAGCAATAAGCTTCTTCACTTCATTTTCATACTTGCCTGCCAACAATTCGTCAAAGGTTTCCTTACGCCAACGCTTCCAAAGTTTCCATAAAAGGTCTCGTTCGATTAACGCTTTCTGAACAGCCTTTTCCTGCGCGCGATGTTTAAAGCGCTTCTCATTCGCTTGCATGCGGCGTTTAACCGGTGCAGCAATCGCTTTGTCCGCGTAAGCTAAGAATGGATTAGTCATTTAATTTTTTCCAAATTAGCCATCGCGTAGTGCAGCAGCCCGACTGCGTCAGCCTCGTGCTCATTTTTAACAGGAAAGCCTTTCTTCTTAGCAGCCTTAATCATGTCTTCTTTTGAAGCCCGTCCATTGCCCGTGACAAACTTCTTAACCGTAGGCACTGCAATATTAAGAACGGGTAAGCTTTTCTCAGTAACGATCGCTTCCAGGATACCCGCGATGCCCCAAAGAGAACGGGTAGCGTCTTGTCCACGACCTAAAGGCGTTTCATAAATTACTACGCTGTAGGGTTCCCAATAGAGTTCAGTTAACCAGCGTTTAATTTGACAAAATCGTTCAACTCGCACTCCTTTAAATATTTTATGCCCACAGGAGTTGTTGTGGTTAGTTGCGAAACCCATCGTCGCACCTAAATCGAAAGCAATGATTTTCATTCGACCCACCACTCCACCGGTCTCGGTCCAGAAAGTTGTGAACGTTTTAATTGAATGGGAGCTTTGTTAAATTCCAATTTACGGCGCAGAGAAGTTAAGGCTGCGTTCACGGTTTCCCGGGCATGGAAGTGTTCTGAGATCGTGTCTTTGTAAAATTTTTGAATGAGTTCGGTGCTGTTGAGGCGTTTGCCAGAGGAGAGAAATTTAAATAGCGTTCGCTCCATGGGCGAGTAAGAAACTTTGCCCGGAGGTAATTCTTTCATGCGGGTAGTTGTGTTCATTAAATAAGCGGCACCGAGTTATTAGCTCGGTGCCGTTTCCTGTGAGTTAACTTACTTTAACCATCCCATGTGAGATGTACCAACGCAGATAATTGCCAGCTCGCTCCTTAGCGACCTTCTTCCAATCGGCAACAGTCATGCCGGATTTAATCTTTTCGAATAGATCGTGACTGTAGGTACCTTTCCGGCCGACGTTCTGTTTCTGCAACTTCGTGATAACAGAGTCGTTAGCAAGAATATGTTTTCCCGATCCATTGGTCGCACGCTTTTTAGTTTTCTTCGCCATGACACTTTCATCCTTTTTACTAGGTGGATTGAGTTCCTGCGAAGGATTAGCTTTCTCTTCATCAGTCTCGGCTAAATCCTTTGCAATGGCTTTACGTATTTTTTCCGGAGTGACGAATGGCTCGACAACTTTTAAGCCGTGGTCATCAGGCTTATTGCGCTTGGCATACTTCATGCGGCGGTTTTCTGCCTGCTCCGGGGTCTCGGTACGCTTCAAGAAGTCTGGTATGTCACTTTCAGTTTCCTCAGGTGCCTTACTCATCGATTTGGCTTTTTCTTGGATAAGCCCGTGCAGATGTGCGCAACGCTTGCGCCCAGTTGCTGCATCGGCAAATCGTTTTACCGGCTTAAACTCCTCGCAGTTAAGATCGTGCGCGGTGAGTAGCATTTCGTTCCAAGCTGCGACTAGCTGTGGTCCAGTCATACTCGTAAAGTCCATCGGGCAGTTCTCCTTCTTTCAAGATTAAACTGCCTACCCTGACCTAGCGCCCTTACTATACCTGAACGGGATACTAAAGGAAAGGGGGGTAAGCCTGCTCACTTCAAATTACCAAACGTCCGGGCTTTTAAACCCGGACAATAACTTATTTCGAACGCTCGACAAGCTCCATCGCTTGGCCTCGAAAATTACGAGTGCCAATAAGTTTTTCATCAACGTAAGCATCGTATTGAACGCGAAAGCGGATAAATCTTACGATCACTTTTCCGCGTCCATCCTCAGTCCTGTATTCCAGTGAGCCGACTTCATGCTGCCAGCCCGGAGGGCCGTTCCATTGCCTACCTTTTCTCATATAAGCTGTCCTTCCTGATACCAATTAAATTGCCACGGCGTTGGCGCTGGAACAGTTGTTAGTGGCAGGTTATAGTCCTTAGTTGTTTTAGATCGTCGGCTTTGATCCTTTGGTTTTTCCGTTAACCAAGTTATCAATCCAGCGATGACGAGCGCAAAGGTTATTGCTTTCCACATCTTAGTCACCCTTCGTTAAATTTCCAAACGTCTGGCCTTTCGACCAGACAAGAAGTTTTAACTATAATAACCTACGCTAACTCTTTTAATTTTTCCCTCTTTTTCTAATTGCGAAAGCTTACTGCTTATGCTTCCGGCGAACCCATTCGCTGCTACTTACACGACTCTTACCGGGTTCAGTAGCTCTGCGGAGTTTGGTTTCTTGTTTGGCAGGTTTTTCTTCAGCTTCATCCAGATAGATAACACGAAAACCAGTAACCTCACCTTTTAGCAAATACCGAATAACCGAGAGTTGATTTTCGTATACTGTAAACACGATTTTTATTTTAGACATACCCATGGTTCGTCGCTCCTTTCATGCTTGCTGCTTTCAAAATTTCCAAACGCCCGGTCTTCTTCAACCGGGCAATAAAGTTAGGCTTTTAATTCAGCCATCTTTTGAGTAAGCTGCCACAAAGCGCGGTTCAGCTTTAGGTCAGTGTCGATTCCATTCACGGCGCGCGTTGTCTGGCGTCGTGGACGATTGTTAGCATCGGTGCCAAAACCAGTCAGGCCACCGCGCAACATGTTTTCCTGGACAACATTAAACGTTGACCAGAGATCGGTACCGGTGTCTTCCCGCCGACGAACCTTCAGCATCTGCGAAGGCTCAATTGACGTGTTGACGTTGCCTTCTGCATCCGCAAACCGAATGGTGTGTGCGGACTCAGCGTAGGCGATCTGTTCATCGTGGCTGAGGTTAATCGCACCCCAAACCTTTGGCGCTTCCAGCAAACGTTGAGCGGAGTCCATAACCGTATATGTACCCTCGATCACTTTATTCATTACGTCGCCAGAATGCCGAACCTTTACCGAACCGATCGCCTTATCGTTGGCAACGGCACCGTTCATGCAAATCGCGCGGAAGAGGCCACCGAACAGGTCATAGATTGATGTCCCGTCGTTGGCATTCTTCAGCAGGATTTCGAAGAACGTGTCACCAACCTGTTGAACCGCGTCAACCTTGCGCATGCGCAGAAGGTGCTTGGCGAAAGGCTTGCGGGAAGCATCGCGGCAGGTCATCTGCCGCGCACTGAAAACCTCGAAGCCTTCCTTGCGAAGACCCCGAAGGATTTCAATGGTAGGGATTGGTGCAAATCGTTCGCTCCGCTCTGGGTGAGCAGTGCGGGCGAAGACGCTCGGCACCAAAGTCTGCAACTGGTCTTCCGAAAGTGGACGACCATGAAAACCACCAGAATTTTGTTGATACATTTTCCTAACTCCTTCTAGGCAAAATTGCCAAACGCCGGTCGAAAGACCGGCAATAAATTTAAAGCCAACAATCAGAAGCGCACACAACAGTGTGCGTAGCATAGCGCAGATATTCACCACCGAAACCGTTTTCATTTACTAGAACCAGTTCGGGATCGTTTGAACCGCTGTAAAAATTACGACGCGGTGTAATCTTTTGAATTCGACCACTCTGCTCATAATCTGATTTGAAGCAGACATAGTCGCCGACTTTACATTCGACCAGTTTGTAGCAGCTCGGGTCGTCTGCACTGCCGGACTTGATGAACTTCTTAATGGTGCAGGTTGTCATTGTCGTCTCCTGTTGTGGAAGTTTAAATTTTCAAACGGGTCGAAACCCAAATTTATAAAAATAAGCGGCGCATTAGCGCGCCACCTCTTTGCATTCCATCTTAGCAAGTTTCGCAGCGCAGCGGCTGCAGATTTGTGGCCAACGATCTTTGTCTGCGATCGAGGCCACGATGTGTGCTCGCCGTGATTTGCAAAGTGGCTGTCCGCCAGCTTGCCGACTCAGGTGAGCAATTAAAGAATTTTTTACATTGCTTGTCATATCTCTCTCCTCTGCCCGTTACCGCCGATCCTTGGCCACTGTGTGAAATTCCCCGGTCCGCTCTGTTATGATTAGTATGCCCTATCCCACAGGAAAGTAAAGAGGGTTGGAACGATGATCGTTAATAAGTCATATCAAACAGAGGGTTATTCTGTGCTAAAATACGCAATAAAATTGCTAAGAAAAATTAGGGTCCAAAACCCCTTCTTTCCTTTGCTGCCCGGTCGGGTGGAGTTGCGCCTGTGGATTTTTTCGGCTAGGCTGCCCTTCCCCGCGATGGGATTTAGGAAAAGGTTAAAATGCAAGTAGAGCCTTTCTTCGCGTTTGCACGCGAACGACACAAAATATATCTGGCACGCAAAGCAGGAAAACCTGCACCTTGGACTGCCGATTCAATCTTACAAAAATATCGCTTTACGAATGTTTTTCGTGAACTGGATGCAACCACAATCTGGTTTCGGCAAAATCTTCGCGACCCGTTAAAAAACTTAATTGAAGTCCTTCCGGCTACCGTCGTCTTCCGCTGGTTCAACCGGATAACGACCGGTGAAGTAATAATGCGAAACCGAAATTATCTTAACCCGAAAAAATTACGATTGGCGATTGAAAAAATTCCGCCGCCATACGTAACCGGTGCGTACATGATTTATACAACTTGTCTCGGCGCGCCAAACAAGCAGGAAGGCGTGCTGCAGGCAATTGAAATCTGGTATAACACCCATAAGGATTGGCGTAAATTTAAATTTGATAAATTACAGACGGCAGCGGAATGGATGAGTTCAACTTGTCTTGGCGGTTTTATGACCTACGAGATTGTAAGCGACCTGCGGCATACTTCTCTCTTACGCAACGCGACCGACATAAACACTTGGGCACATTTTGGACCCGGCGGTCAGCGCGGACTCGAGCGGGTCGCTGGTAAAGGTGCCGATTTAAAAGCAGCACAAGAGTTACTAGCTATGTCACGTAACAGTAAGTTCTGGCCCGCGCAATGGCCCGCTTGGGAAATGCGAGAAGTCGAGCACACCTGCTGCGAATATCTGAAATATACGAAAGTACAAAACGGCGAAGGCCACCCGAAAGGATTGTTCAAATGCTAAAGCAGGGGCGATTTGGTAAGGATAAGATCAAGGCTTGGTATCGACCGGGCACGACCGACGAAAATGCTCTTATTGAAGTACTGGATAAACGTGCCTACCGCAGAGCTTCCGCTAAGTTTGATGTCGAAGCTGGGGAACATTGGCTCGATCTTGGTGCCAACATAGGGGCGTTCGCCTTATACTGTAAATCCAAAGGGGCAAAAGTAATTAGTATTGAACCGATGCAAGATTGCTTCGATATATTAATTAAAAATACAGAACCTAAGCGGTGCCTCCAAACGGCCGTAACTAATATCGATGCACCTTTTATTCAATTTTGGACTGCAAAAAACTCAACTGATCACTATCGCGGCACAATATTGCCACGTAGAGCTGCAAATGCGCCGATTATGGTAAAAAATATTTACGGAGAGTATCTTTTTCCAGGTGAAAAATTTGACGGTATAAAAATGGATATTGAAGGTGCAGAATTTGGTTTAATTGATGATTGGCTATTACCAAAATCAAATAAACTAGTATTCGAATATCATCTGAGTCGTGACAATTCCCTGCAAAATTTAGCGAAACGTTTTCGTATTCTGCGCAAGCATTATAAGAACGTTGTCGCTTGTCCAGAACTAATGCGTCTTGTCAAAAAGGGCACCGGCACCGGACGGACTTACTTCGATCGATGTGTTTATTGTTGGGGGTTAAAAAATGCCTAGATCTGGTCTTGACTTTACAAAACATTTTCTCTGCGCTCCAGCGAAACTTCTGTTGGGCGATGAAACACGCCAGCGCGGATATCCTGACTTTAGTAAAGCTGCGGAGCGACGTGCACTGCAGCATGTCGGTGATCGTCTTCCTGATTCACATCAATTTATGAAAGAATTTATCCAAGACGACGATCGCCTAGCAGCTATCTTAGTCCGACGTGCAGAAGCGTGCCTAACGCCTGAACAACATGCGAATGGCAAAAATGAGCTTGTCAGGTTTGAGCGTCCTGATTTTTCTGTCACATATAACGCTGTCGTCAAATCAACAGAACGCTTAACGGTTTCGCGGTTACAAGAGTTACAGGAACGACAAATATTAATCAAAGCAGCTGTTGGACCTGCACTTTACATTCGATATAACCCAGAAATGCCCCGATACATTTATGTAGGCACAACGCTTGATGTTAACAGTCGAAATAATGGTCACTGTAACTCTGGGCTTTATCTGTGGGATGTATTTAGCCTTCCAAATTTAACTACCGCGTTAGGTGTAGAAAATAAAACACATACATGGTTACAAACGATTGGTGAATCTGCGAGGGAAAATACCAGAGGGTTATTTATCGTAAATAAAGATTTAGGAAATGCACGTAGTCTGGTGCGAAACTTTTTGCGGACAACTTATGACTTCCTGTTCCATAATTCCGCGCATGGTGTGGACTGAAATCAAAATGCGCGCATATCACAGCAAGGCGAAAACTAAATGACACCCGAACAAGCAACAGCTCGTGGCTGGAAACGGGAACGGTGTCCCTGCTGCAATGGCGCTGGCATGGAAAGCGACTACGGCAATGGCGAGGATTTTTACGGACCAAAAGAATGTGGTTGCTGCTACGGCAATGGCAGTTATTGGCTTACGCCCAAAGGTCGACACGTTGTTTGGCCCGGTGGACCGTTCTGCTAAAGGAATTAAATAAATGAAACGCATCTACCGTGGCTTCGCAATCGAGTACCCGCCAAGTATGAAGCAGTTCTTCGTTTGTGAAACGAACGGTAAAGTCCTCGCTACAACAAACTCCTATAACGAAGCTTGCTCTTGGATCGATTTTGAAATCCGCCGTCAACGACTGGAAGTTTTCCCGGAGGATAAATAATGCTTACTATTTATGCAGTAAATGTGCGCGATGCCTTACCGCAGGGGATCAGACTTCTCAAAGAAGTCGGCGAACTCGAACAAAGTCGCAACGGTACTGTGCTGGTTGCACCGTGCCCCGTTATGACCGTTTATGAACGCCCAACGGAGCGAGTACTGTTTTCTGCGGAACGGGACGCTAATCCCTTTTTCCATTTGGCTGAAGCTTTGTGGATGTTAGCGGGCAGAAGGGATGCAGAATTCTTAAACCAGTTCATCAAGGATTTTGGCGAACGTTTTGCGCAACCGGACGGCAGACTTCATGGCGCGTATGGTTATCGCTGGCGCGTCCATTTTATAAAGGATCAGCTCGAAGAAATCATTATGATGTTATTACGCGACCCAACAACCAGACATGCTGTGCTGACCATGTGGGACCCGGTTGTTGATTTAGGAGTTTTATCACATCTTAAGGATCGCCCTTGCAACACACAAGCTTATTTTCGCATCAATAAAAACGCCTTAGACATGACAGTACTTTGTCGCTCCAACGATATTATCTGGGGGTTATACGGTGCCAACGCTGTACATTTTTCTGTTCTCCAAGAATACATGGCAGCTCAGCTCGAGCTTCCGGTTGGCGTTTATTACCACCTAAGTAATAATTTTCATGCCTATCAAACCGAACTAGAAAAACGTTCAGGCACGATGGAAGATGCTCGGGAAATATCAACGCAGCCATTAGTCGACGCACCAGCTTATTTCGATGAAGAACTCGCCGCTTTATTGCAGGGTGCTGAACCAGATTTTCACAACCTTTTCTTAAGCGACACAGCATTTCCTATGTTTGACGCCTATCGAGCATGGAGAAAAAAGGAATTTGTCAGAGCTCGCTTAATTCTTTCGGAAGTAAGGGCAGACGATTGGCGTACGGCTTGTCAGGAATGGCTCTGGCGGAGGACAAAACATGTCGTCGCTGCGTGATAGAATTTACAGTTCTCCGGTTATGGCAGCGCGGTTAAAGCGCTACCACGCTTGGCCAGTCTTACATCAACAAACGGTCGGCGAACATTGTGCACGAGTGGCTAACATCTATTGTGAAATCTTCGGTATGCCCAGCGCTAACGTTTTTTATTATATGCTCAACCACGACGCCGGAGAACTGTTAGCCGGGGATGTGCCCTTTGGTGGCAAGGACCACGTTAAGGAATTACGAGCAGCCATTCAGGAAGCGGAAGAAATTGGACGAACCTTATTAAAGATCGATTTGCCGCGCTTATCCCTAGATGAACAAAGCAAAGTCAAGATCGCAGACTTACTGGAAATGTACGAATTCGGTTGTCTGGAAGAGCTGATGGGCAACCGATTGGCTGCACCCGTTACGGACGAAACCTTATCCGCTGCGCTGAAGATTGCTGATAAAATCTTTGTGCGCGAACCCGTTCTACGTTGGATCAAACAACAGGAGTTATCTCATGACCGCTAACAATTACCAGATCGGTGGCACGCATTATAAAAGCAAGTATGAGCACTGGGACCTTGTAGCCGATACGGAAATGGGTTATCTGGAAGGCTGCGTTACAAAATATATTTCCCGCCATAAAAAGAAGCATGGGTTAATTGATCTGCAAAAGGCCAAACATTATTTAACAAAATTAATTGAAACCTGTGAATATCACAGAGCGCACCGAAAAAATATCTACGTTGGCGCAGCGTTCGGCAACGTCGATTATTTTTGTCAGGTAAACAAGATTGGTAACGACGAACGCAGAGTCATGAAACTCGTCGCGGCTTGGCAATTAAAAAACGATTTAGAACAAGCCTTGGATGCACTGCAGCAACTAATCGAAATATATGAACCGGTGCTGCCTTTCCCTGAACAATTTCGTCCCGGCACTCCGGAAGACGGCGGACACCATGCAGCCTAGCTTTCCGTCATTGAAATCGGCCAAGCTGATTTCTATCGACTGCGAAACTAAAGATGAACAATTGAAGACACACGGTCCCGGTTATCACCGTGACGGTGCGATCGCTGGCGTTGCTATCGCTGTTGACGGCTTTAGCGAGTACTACCCCGTTGCCCATGAAGGAGGTGGCAATCTCGACAAGGCAAAAGTATATGCTTGGTTAAGGGAGCAGCTACGAGGCGACCAGCCCAAACTATTCGCACATGCTGCATACGATCTAGGCTTTTTGAATAGCGCAGCGATTAAAGTCAACGGGCCAATTTATGATGTACAAATTGCTGAACCGTTGTTAAACGAAAGTCGTCGTTCATATTCGCTAGAAACCTTGTCGCAACATTATCTGAAACGCGGCAAGAAAAAGAATGAACTAAATGAATGGATCGGACAAAAGTTTGGTAAGACAGGTCAACGCACTCCAGGAAATTTTATTTGGCGTGCGCCCGGTTCTATCGTACGCGATTACGCCATCGAAGATACACAACTCCCGTTGGAAATCTTCCCTATCCAGAAAAGAGCGCTTGAAGCAGAAAATTTGTGGGACTTATTCTTGTTAGAAAGCCGTCTTATTCCGATGCTGGTTGCTATGCGGATGCGTGGCGTGCAAATCGACCTCGCAGCAGCCGAACGACTTTACGAAACGATGACCAAAAAGCAGAAACAGCTCGGCAAGAAGATTGGCGATACCGGTCCGGAAACGTTTGTTTGGTTAACCGCACCGGTCGCAGCCTTGTTTGACAAGGAAGGTATCGAGTATCCGAGAACTCCAAAGACTAACCGCCCGTCGTTTACAAAGGAATGGCTCGCGGCTTGCCAGCACCCCATTGGAAAACTAGTACAGGAAATCCGGCACTTGGATCGGATGCGTAATACGTTTGTTAAAGGCGTTGTTTTGGAAGGGCACCACAAAGGCCGGTTGCACGCCTCGTTTAACCAATTGCGCAGCGATGCCACCGGCACAGTGAGTGGCCGCTTTAGCTCCTCGCAGCCGAACCTGCAGCAAATCCCGGTGCGCACCGAATTGAGTAAACCAATCCGCAGTCTTTTCTTGCCCGACAAAGGCCAGGATTTTGGTACAACGGATTTTAGCCAAATCGAGTTTCGTTTGTTAGCATTGGCAGCAGCCGAACAAGGTTTAAGAAGCGGTAATAAATTCATGGAGGCGTACAACAAGGATCGTAATACAGATTTTCATCAAGTCGTTGCGGACATGACCGGGCTACCCCGAAATTACGCAAAGACAATAACGTTCGCAGCAGCATATGGTGCTGGCCCAGCTAAGATCGCAATGCAGCTTGGCATGGACGAAGCCAAAGGCATGAAGCTGTTAAACGAATACCATCGACGCGCGCCGTTCATTAAACCGTTGAGCGGGATTTATCAGGATCAAGCAGAAGAACACGGTGAAATTACAACGCTACTCGGCCGCAAGCGGCGGTTCAACAAATGGCAGGTCAAAGGAGTAGTCGATAAGCAAGGTATCCCAATTTTATTTGACAAGCGGGTGGCTAATTCACAACGTGCATTTACCTACCGTGCGCTCAACGCCTATATCCAAGGTTCGGCAGCCGATGTCCTTAAGCAAGCCATGGTGCTGCTCTGGGAAGGTGGAGTATGTGACGTACTCGGAGCTCCGCATTTGACCGTACACGATGAACTCGACGTCAGCGTACCAAAGAATAAAGTGGGCCGGGAGGCTTTTAAGGAAATGGTTCATACGATGGAAACAGCAGTTGATCTGGCCATTCCGTTACTGGTTGATCACGGGCTTGGTAAAAACTGGGGTGAAGCAAAAGGATAATAACAATGCTTATGCAAATTCTCACGGATTACGTTGCCAAGAAAACCAAAACTTGGAAGCACGATCGCATGGTCACCGTCGGCGCATCCGAAATCGGTGCTTGCGAGCGGAGAACGTATTATCTCAAATCGTCTGAACGCGCGGACAAGGATCACCTCGCACGGTGGGGTGCAACGCATCGCGGCGATCTTATTGAGCAGTATTTAGTCGTGCCAGCCTTGCGGCAACGGTTCGGTAAGAAGTTGCTCTGGTCAGGCAAGGCGCAAAAAACACTTATCGACAAGTTTCTCAGCGCCACTCCAGATGGGCTTATTGTTAACGCCCCACGAAATATGCTACGCCATTTAGGGATAAAGGATATCGAAAGCGATTGCCTGTTAACCGAAATCAAATCGATCGACCCGCGCGCCAATCTGGAAAAAGAAAAACACCAACACCGGTTGCAGGCGATAACACAATTAGGATTGGTCCGAACCAAAACCAAATACCGGCCGATGTACGTTCTGATCATGTACGTCGACGCCAGTTTTCATGACGAAATTAAAGAATTTGTTGTTCGTTATGATCCGGACGTTTTTCTTACACTACAAAAGCGCGCACAGAAAATCCTGTCAGCCGCTGGCGCGCAGGAGCTAAAGCCGGAAGGTTGGATTGCTGGAGGACAGGAATGCGAAACCTGTCCTTGGAAGGATGCCTGCGGCATTGAGCGGCATGCGTTACCTTCGGAAAAGTTTAAAGGCGAACCTATTGACCCGCAGCGCACTGCTGAAATTACCGATATGGTGCGCGAATACCGGGATAAGCAACATTCGCGGGATGCTTTAGACGCGCAAGCCAAGGAGCTGAGCGAAGCTATCAAATCGCGGCTACGTGATTGGCAGATACGCAAGGTACCCGGCGTTGTAACCATGAGCCAAGTAAAAGGCCGGGAGAGCTATGACCTCAGCGCCCTTAAGGCAGCAGCCGAAGAAAAGGGTATCGACACTGAACCGTTCAAACGAATAGGCGACGCTTATAGTCGTCTAACTGTCTCGCTCCCTGAGGAGTGAGTTCTCGAGCAAAAGGAAAAGAGAAAAATGGCAAAAGGAAAAGCACTAGCAAAAATCGAACCAAAGAAAACACATGTAGCAGATGTCCAGGAAAGTAACTTTTTCACCGAATACTCCAAGGTAGCCGGTGCAACAGGTTCTATCATCGGATTGCTATTAAAATTTTCTAAGGGTGAGTTTGTTGCTGGGCAAGATAACGATGAAGTTGAAGAAGGTACGCAACTCGTTGCCAATATGGACCAGTTATTAGTCGGCTGGCAACGCTGGGAAGACGCCCGCCCCGCAGAGCAGATCATGGGGCCATTAAGTGAAGGGTTCACCCCTCCACAGCGTAGCGAACTTAGTTTCGACGATCCAAAGGATTGGGAAATCGACGAAGCAACAGGCAAGCCTCGAGACCCATGGGTGTTGACGCATATCCTACTGCTGAAAGAACCCGGCAAGAAAGGCCAGCTCTATACGTTTTCGACAAACTCTGCTGGTGGTAAGAACGCTATGGGCAGACTTTGCGGTGAATATGGCAAGGAAATGCGGGAGCATCCCGACGAATACCCAGTCGTTGCGCTGGAAGTCGGTAGTTACTTGCACTCCAACCCGGCTTACGGCAAGATCAAATTCCCAATCTTTAAGATCGTGGATTGGGCCGATAAATCAGAATTTACTGAAGCTGCCGACGAACCAGCAACGCAATCACGTAAGAAAATCCGTTAGCGGTTAGTCGCGCGTAGAAAGGAGGCGCGGTTTCGGCTGCGTCTCCTTTCATCACCCTAAAAGAATAAGAGGGAAGGGAATGGTAAACCGTGTCGAAACAGAAAAATTCTTAAAACTTCTCGAACCCAAAGGAGATCAATTTACCTTTCAAACCTTCGACGATAACAACGAACGCAAAAGCAAATCCTTAGTGCACGTGCTACACGGTACGCTGGACCAGCATTACGAACAGTTGTGTCGGCTTAACAAGGCCGGTGCCGGGATTTATATAACCGTTAACGAAACTGATCTTAAGGGGCGCAAGGCGCAAAACATTACGCGGGTGCGCGCAGTATTTGCGGACCTAGACGGTGCACCGCTTAAACCCGCGTTACAAAAACCGCTGCCGCAGATCGTTGTTGAAAGCTCGCCGAAGCGCTGGCATTGCTACTGGCTGGTCAAGGATATGCCGGTTGATGCCAAAATATTTCGTAATGCGCAGAAGAATATTATCAAGCGGTTGAAAAGCGACCCGGCGGTTGTCGACCTACCGAGGGTCTTGAGACTACCGGGCTTCGTTCACCAAAAAGGCAAACACTTTAACGTTCGAGTAACCACCGCAAACACAGGAATAAAACCCTATAAGGCAAAAACGTTTATCGTTGCAGAAGAAACTAAACCTGCAACAGCCCAGCAGCCGTCAGACGAAGAACCTGTTAATATTCAGGCTATAAAAATTGCGCTGGAAATCATTCCGGCAGACGATTATAAAATCTGGTTTGAAATCGGTTGTGCGCTGGCGCACGAATTAAAGGATAGCGGATTTGAAATCTTTGACCGCTGGTCCAGAAAATCTGACAAGTACAGCAAGGATAAATGCGAACTGAAATGGGAAGAATGTAAGAAAATAACCAAATTTACTGCTGCGACGATCTACTTTTACGCAACGGAAATCGACCCGCATTGGCGAGAAGTCGGCGGTATCCCGATCCATGCAGCCATTGAAGATTTTGTCGCGTTCTTACCGCAACACAATTATATCTATCTACCTACAGGCCAATCCTGGCCCAAAGGATCGGTTAACGCCAGATTGGCGAAAGTACAAGTTGGCGCTAAGCGTATGCTGGCCTCTGATTGGCTCGACCGGTACCAAAAAGCAGAAGGAATTACATGGTCGCCTGCAGACCCGGAAATCATCTCTGATCGCGTTACTCGCGAACAAGGCGGCTGGATTGAAAAACCTGGAACGCAATGTCTCAACCTTTATTACCCGCCAACGATTGTGCTGGGCTCTCGGTATAAAGCGCAGCGCTGGATTGAACTGGTTGAAACGCTTTTTCCTAATGACGCAACGCACATCATTGACTTCATGGCGCATCGCGTGCAGTTTCCCGGCGTTAAGATTAACCATGCGCTGCTGCTTGGCGGAGAACAGGGCATTGGCAAGGATACGCTACTGGAACCGGTTAAGCAGGCCATTGGTCCTTGGAATTTTGTAGAAATTTCGCCGAAAGACGTGGTCAGCCGATTTAACGCGCACATTAAATCTGTGATCTGTCGTATATCGGAAGCACGCGACACCGGAGAAACTAATCGCTACGATTTTTATGAAACAATGAAAACTTTATGTGCCTCGCCACCAGACGTTCTTCAATGCGAAGAAAAACATATGAAAAAATATGCGATCGCAAACGTGACAGCCATCGTTATTACCACTAACCACAAAACTGGAGGTATCTATCTGCCACCCGGTGACAGACGAACTTACGTTGCTTGGAGTAACGTACCAAAAGACAGCCTTGACCAAAAATACTGGGACGGAATGTGGATGTGGTATAACCAAACTGGTTACGCTGATATCGCTGCTTTCCTTAAGCATAGAGATTTGACAAACTTTAACCCAAAAGCCCCACCGAAGCAGACAGAAGCCTTTAAGGATATCGTCGAAGCAAACCTGCCAATGGAGGATGCAGAATTCGCTACTACACTGAACTTACTAAACAGGCCAAAGGCTGTGACCATACCTATGCTGATCGAAATTACACCTTCCCACAGCTTTGCAAGCTGGCTCGAGGAGCGTAGAAACCACCGATTGATACCTCACCGGCTGGAAGCCTGCGGTTATGTAGCCGTAAGAAATCCTGACAATGGTCATAATCGATGGCGTTACCGGCTTCGGAAGGCGATGAACGGGCACGTTTTGAGCCAGCAATTTGACACTGCGGTATACGTTTTGAAGGACCTGCCGGAAGGTGCCCGCATAAGTGCTGCAAGGGGTTTAATCTCGCAATTACAGGCAGCTAGTTTATGAATGGAACTTCCTCCGAGTGATGTGAGTGATGGTAAAAGATAACTTTATAAATGAGAGAGGTAAGGGACTACATTTGCAAAGTTGTAAAAAACCATCACTCACATCACTCGGCTGTGCAGCCTTGTTCTGGACGTTTTTGGATTTTGACTTGCGACTAATATTCAAATCAGCTATAGCTCTACGTCTCTGCATGTTTAAGGGGCGCGAGGATGCCTTACTGGGCAGTTATTCGGACAAAGGCGAATTCTGAAAAACGTGCATGCGAGAATCTGAAAAGACAGAATTTTAATTTTTATTTCCCGCGATTTAAAAAATTAGTTGGATCGCGAGAATTTATTTGTGCGTTGTTTCCAAGGTACATGTTTTTATTTGTTGTTGATCAATGGCGATCGGTTATGTCGACGTTTGGTGTTGAAAAGGTTTTGTTGCGGACTGATGGAGAACCTTACAGGATTTCTGAAGAGGTTATTTCTTCTTTGCGGAAAAGAGAAGAAAACGGGTTGATTAAATTGCCTGAGCAACAAGTCGGTCGGTTTAAGAAGGGTCAAGAGTTGGTAGTGACAGGTGGTATCTTCTTCGGGGAGAAGGTGATCTACCAAAGCTCTACTTCTCAAGATAGAGAATTAGTGTTGTTGTCTATGTTAGGTAGACTAACTACGTTTAAGATTGAAAGTAGTAATCTTTCTCCTGTTTGATATTTATTATATTTTTATAAAATAGTTTTAAAAAGTATGGCGGTAGCATGACTACTTCTTGGAAATGGCTGTACAAAACTGGTACTTGGTCAGCGCTAAGAGCATCACAGCTTAGGCAGCAACCACTGTGCGAAACTTGTTTAGCTAGCAACAGAATTGTAGCGGCTATAGTAGCACATCATATTGTTCCACACAAAGGTGACAAGAACAAGTTTTATAATGGTAAACTAAAGTCGCTTTGTAAAAAGTGTCATGACTCTATTGAGCAGAGCTACGAGAAGCTAGGTTACTATAAGGAGATAGGAAAAGATGGATGGCCTATCGATATTACCCACCCTGTGTACCTACCTGTAGTTTCCAGAAAAAAATAAAAATTATTAAAAATCTCCGGGGGGATCAAAAAATGTTTTTGGCGCTTCG